TTTTTAAGCGAAGCTACCGACTCTATATAGTTCGGGTTACTTGCATCTGATCCATATCCACTCATTATGTGCTCGATCTAAATCTTGAAGTTGTTGTATAATTTACGCTACCAGAAGAACCAGAAGTTGCTATACTATCTTTATCTGCTGTCATCGTAGTTCTTGTAGAATCAATAGAAAGTATTTCATCTCTCTTTGGAGCAATGTCTAAAGATTCAGGAGTAGCAGTAATTCTAATTGGAGTAGTATCATCTGGTATAAATGAGTTAAGAGTTATGGTACCTTCTGTTGGATTAACTATTCCACAGTCAGATGTTGTAACAACTTTATCTGCACCAACTAATCTATAAGCAAATACTTTTCTATTTGTCGAACCGGGTATTGCTACATCATTAAAGAAATTATCTACTCCACCTACTTTAAAAGACGTTGATTGTATACACGAATCGGTTGCTCCACCAGGAACAAAAAACGAACCGGGATATACTAAACTAAAATTATTAGAAATAGTAACCAAAGGAGTGATATTTTGAAATAAGAAAGGTCTTACTGTTGAGTTAAGAATAGAAGGATCAGAGGAATCAATTGCTCTTAATAAAGCTGAGTGTCTAAATACTCCATCAAATTTATTTAAATCATTTAATGAATAATCGTCGATAGTATCTGAGACCACTGCCTTGAGTTCTATATCTGTTCTGTCTGTTAAGTTAGGATTAAATTTAAAAGCAACATCCAATTCTAAGAAAGAATAATTAGGATCCACAACTGTTGGAGTAATAGATACTACATTTTTCCCTTGTAATACTGTACCAGTTACCGTAGCCTTCTCATCATCAGTCAATGTATCAGCGGTTTTTGGTTTAATAGCAATAAAGATTCTACCATAATCTGGTGTTGATTGATCTTCACCACCCCAAGTAGAGATAGCATCGATATTAGAAAATTCTCTTTGAATGATAGCTCTATAATCATCAGCTGTCACCGCTCTGTTTTGTGATGTATATGTTAAGGGAGCATTATATCGTATTGATTCAAGAGTTTCTCCATCAGCACCACCAGCAGCGTTTGTTACTGTGGTCACTGCGATAGTAGAAAAGTCTCCAATATTATCTACCATGGTAAATATATTAGCACCATTTGCTTCTGTTCCATTTGAATGAACATAATCAAGTGTTACAATATTATTATTAAGTGGTTTAGAACCAGTAACACCATCACCGAAATATACTTCATAGAAACCAGAGGTATTTTCTTGTAGATGATATATCTTACTTGAAGCATCGACATTTAATAGAGTTGTAAAGAGAGTAAAGATGTCAAAGGAAGTAGATTCCTCGTTAGCTTGTACTCTTGTTCTAAGTGTAGAATTATCTACGTTCTTATGAGGGATCTGATGTTTCTGATTTTCAATATCATTATCCACTCTGTATTTAATCGAGTTATAGTTACCCTCAGCTATGGCTACATTATTATACGTATATGTATTACCAGTGATTGTAGCAGACTGAGTATTTAAAGTAACGAACTGAAATGTTTCTCCATCCACTGAAGTACTTAATTTCGTTCCTCTTGGCATCGATAAATTCGTCGGCTTCGAACCTGAGACGCTTGAAACGTCTACGACTATATTAACACTAGCTCGCGGCGAAAGTCGCGACGCCGGAACATACCCTAGCATACGAGCTCTTGAGACTGCATTACCTCTTATCTGAGCTGAGTCTAAGAAAGCTTCGTTTAATGCTAAATGGCCAGCCATCGCATTATAATGTGTATTATATGATAGAACGTCTAAGAGAACATTTAATCCCGCACCGTCAAAATCATAATCATTAAAGACTGTCTGTCTTTTAAGAAAGTTCTTTAGATTTCGTTTAATATCATCGAAGTCTAGTTCTGTTGTTTTTAAATTTGATGCCATGTTATATTACCTTAATCTTTGTAGAACTATTTCTACTTCTGTATTTGAATCCAGTTCTATTATCTGAAAATGTACTGTGATACGATATGCGTTTCTATCTGATTGATCTTCTATACCAACTCTGTTTACTCTTATTCTTGGTTCATAATCTATTAAGACCTGTTTAATACCATCAGATAGTTCATATTTAGTAATAGCATCTGCTGGTTCAAATAGAAGTCCACGAAGGTTAGCTCCTACTTGTGGTTGAAATGGTCTTTCAAAGAAATTAGTAAGTACTAAATTTTTAACAGAGTTCTTAATAGCTTCATCATCTCTTAAAGGTATGATATCCTTTCGTATTGGATGAAGAGTTAATTTAAGATTTAAATCAGCCCAACTCTTTTTACGTGCTACCGTACTGACTGGTATCGCTGATCCTGTTCTGTCGCTACTGTAATTTGCCATATATCTATTTATACTCTTTAAGTCGAAGGAATTACGATATACTGATCATTTTCTTCTGCTGGATTATCTAAAATAATTTCTCCATCAACAATTGAATAATCAGTAAAGATACTTTCTAAATTTGATTTACTAAATACTTTTGTATCTGAATCTCCTGTGCCTAAGCTTGTTTGATCTACTACTGTTGTGATATTCGAAAATCCAGATACTGGATTATTATCTGCACTTAATGTAGGAAACGCACCTGAAGATGTAAGATTTTTGATAGCTGGTATTGTCACAGTGATACTCGCTGGTATACTAATAGTAGAGGGAAGACCAATCAGCTTTAAGAAGTCACAGAACGTAAAGGTTATCCATTGTACCAGAGCACTTAATCCAATCGCTTCAAAGAACGCTGTGACTTTCTGCATCCATTCTTTTATTAAGAACTCAGGCCATTCCTCTCCGAAATCTCTTAAACGAGTTTTAAATCGATCCATTCTTTTTTCCAGGCTTTCGACAAAGTCATTCGGTTCACCTCCTAATAAGTCCATCAGAGAATATCCGACCAGGGAAATTTTTTCGAGGGCCGCTAGGCCCTCTCGCCGGAGAGCCTCTTTTGCATCGATATCTGTGAGATCTAGATTCTTTATCTGTTCTTCGATCGCTTGAATTCTTGCTTGGATTAATGCTTCGACGTTTAAATCAGTTAAGACAGGAAGAGCCGGTAAACCGAGAGCAGACCATATTGTACTGAACTTATCGATCAGTCCACCAAAAGCTCCGTGTAATATTCCAAGTGCTCCCTTATTGAGTTGTGACATAATATAATTCCAGACAGCCTCCGCTTTGAAATCATTAACCTCTAGCCCATAGGTACCATCAAATGTTTTATATGTATCAGGTATGAAAGCGAAATACTTATCAACATCAGCAGATATCTGAGCCTTTAGAGTAACTTTATAATTAGGATCAGTAAATAGTTTAACAACATCTATTGATAATCCCATAATAGGAACAGAGAAAGATATCGGTAATACTGTATTAACAATCTCCATTATCTTTACTTGAACAAACAAGTGATACTCTTGAATCATAGATGTAATACGTCTCTCCCATTCAATCTCAGGTACCGTTAGAGTAGGAAACACTGGGTCTGATATAGACATAGGGAAGGAACCTAAAATCTTTTCTATTGATTCTAATAAATCTCTGAGTTCCTGAGCTTCTTTCTCTAGTCCAGACATTTCCAATAATGAGATTTGATTAATAATACTATTAAAGATATTAGTTAGATCTGTGGGCTTTGGTAGTAATACCGAATCACAAGGTAAAGATATACTCTGAGCTGTCATTTAGCACTCACCTTCTGGAGTCAATTTTTCTGGAGAATTTTTTTTTCTGCTGAAAATCTCTGGAATGAATCTAAGACCTAGATACGCTAGCCCACCGTATACCGCCGCGGCCTTTTTCGAGCCAATATAACCGCCCATTTGTCTTGAAATAAACCCTTTACATTTGTTATAATATATGTTATAATACATGGCTATGCGTTGAGCTTTATATTACTTGCTATAATAGATACTGTACCATCTGAATTGAATACTATTTTGGATCCTGTTTTATGCTTAATACTGATGCGCTCTGATCCCTCTGAGTTATCTATTTCTATGAGATGCCCTGCCTTTGACTGATAAACTTTGTTATCTACCGAGGACACCGTAGGGATGTCTTGAGTCCCTTCTGTCTGTGTTGCAACTGATCCCATTACCATAGGGTCTTGAGCGCTTGATCCATCTCTAAAGAATCCGACCACCCATGAATCCTTTTCTAAATGATGGTTAGCTCCATTACCCTTTATAGAAGCGCTCGTTACTGGCATTATAACTGTAGCCCATGGTAGATCATCTGTAGGTAAGACAGCTTTATCCATTGAATGGAACCCTATACAACGAACCTTTACTCTATTTAGATTGAGTGGATCATCAATATCTTCTATTATACCTGTATACCAAGTAAACTGTTGACCTATATAATCGTCTGCTCTCATAACTCTACCTCTTTATCATAATCTAATTGGCTTGAATCCTTCTTACACAATAGACTCATATGGTACTCTTGATCTATATTAAAGGTATGTGTGATATCATATACCATATAGACTCCGCTTTTGTTCTGATCTATTGACTTCCCGCTCTTATTTAACTCTGCGTCGAGACTCTTAGGTATCTTAAGCCGTATCTTAGCTCCACTGTGTATACGAGGATCACCACACACACTTACGTTTATTTGAGAGGTCTCCATACAAGCACTTTTTGATGATGCATTTGATATATCTTTAGATATTGCATCATGGTAATTCGCAAACCCATTAAAGGATAAACTATTAAGTGATGCATAATAGGATTTAGCAAAAGGAAACTCATTTAATGCCTTTTCTAATAGATGTTTTTCCTTTTTAAAGGGTCTAAACTTATTATCTCCTATAACAAACTTATCATCATACTTATATTCTTCATCCGTTACGAGTGTCTTAGTAGCTATATCAATAGAAGATAATGTAGAACCAAAGGCTCCCTTCTTTAATTGACCAAACATAGATGATTCTACTGGAGTACTAATGGATAATATCCTTTTCCTTTGTTCTTCTACATCCTTCTCGTCTATTGTATTAATATTATCATAATACGGTTTATGTTCATATTCCGCTGCGACTTCGGCTTCTCCTAATTCTTTTAATGATTGAAAATATATCTTACCATTTAATGTATCATCTTTTCTATGCTTCAGTGTTTCATAGAAATAGAATGGATGACCATTATCTACTGCATTACGAGTAAGCCAACGTATCGCATCGATTGGTCGAAGACTAGGATATATTCCCTTAATAGACTGATTCGACTTACTGATATGACCTATATTATTATGTTGTTTTAAATCGCTAAAGACAATATCCTTTACCAGCTTACCGATATTCCCTTCGAACTTACGATTCAGCCGTAGAAGCTGATTCAGATAGGCATGTTCACTGACGCAAATCAGCTGATATGTCTGTACTCCTGGCTTAGGACGTACGTAATTCACAATATCACTGATCAAAAAGGTATGCTTATATCGTATACGATTAGCGTTTCTAAATTTTCCTTCAGGAGTCTTCTTAGATAGCTGCATTTCGATGAATTCGTCACCCTCTAATTGAAGATCTTCTAGCATATTTAAGCCGTCTAATACATTCATTGTGCACATTAACGATGACTGATGGAGGCTTTCTGTGATGGTAATGTCCGTTACCATATTACGTATGTCAATAAATTGCGCTACATTTGTACCGGATATACCAGCTGGGCTGTAGTTTCCATTAGGATAAAGACGTATATAGTCTCTTCTATACTGATTGATTGGCTGATTAGCCATTGACTAATTCCTCAAATGTGTCAGCAAATTTTTCAATGTAATTCGGATCTATAATATTAATTTTGGACCTTGACTCATTTAAATCAAATAGATAGTTTCTATTCGATGTATAAGTCGGTGCCGCTACTGAACCCTCTTGAAGAATTAGGTTTGTATTAACATCGTCTGTTGTAGAGAAAAAGTTTGCATTCGATACCTGTGTCTCAGATGCATCACCCTCTACAAACCAATGATGAGGTGCTTCTGCATATTGCCATACCTTCCATGACGCTACTGAATCTGTACTCGTACTACCAATAATAGCCTCAACAGCATTACCTACACCATCACCAATAAAGGAACCTGTTACATTTTGTACCACCAATTGGTTTAAATATATGTCCTTCTTGGTTAATGTACCCGTTGCAAATGATGTACCACCAGTGATTGTTTCACCTACATTGAATCTGCCTGCTAAAGAGTTACGAAAATCAACGATTCCACCGTCAGAATTACGTACAACATTAGGTCTTGTCTCAATAGCTACTCCATTATACTCTGTTTCAATGTATGAGAAGAGATCTTGTTGTGACATAGGCCATGAAGCCATACCATCGTGAAGGAAATCATTCAATATAAAGAATGTCCAATAATAATCTGGTGTACCATATAGCTTTTGTGAGCATATATCAGGTCTTTGACCATCAGGTATATTATACTTACGATACGTATTGATTTGATCTGCAAAATTCTGTAGTGGTCGTGCGTGTCTAAAGATATCAACTACATTCTGTATTACACCATCACGATTAAAATCGTATCCAATCTTAGGAAATTGTCTAAAGTATGCCATTATGTCTGATCTCCTGTGGTTTCAGTTGGTGGAACAGTGTATGGAGCTCTGAATTCTCTATGATATTCAGCTGTATTATACTCCTCTGGAGCGCCATATAAGTCTTCTCTCTTAAGAGCTTTAGACTCTTGAAACGTAAGTGCTAAATCCAGCTCAACTGGTGCACCTGTTTTATGAAATAGATTTGTTGCACCATTAAACGTTGCAGTCATATTTAATAGATAACAATATTGTATGAATGGCATATACTTATTAGGAGATGCATCACCACCTAAGAGTTTCATGAACTCAATTTTAAAGAGTGGTGGATATTCTAATAGAAATTCAGATGAGTTTGCCTTTTTAGGATATAAGAACTTACGAAATGTGTTTTCAATATCCTTTATACTATCCGATTCGTCTGGTGATTCGGCTACAAGTTTAAATTGAAATGCAAATGACCTTAAATTAGTACCAGTAAATTGAACGTTAGTATATGGGTTAGATGCAATTCCACCTGATATCATACCAGCTTGGCCAGCAGCTCCTAATTTACTAGCTGCTCCTGTAGTAGCTGCTGAAACTATATCAGAAATTAAATTAGCTTCACTGGCTTCTTTCTTTCCAGTTGCCATATCTCCAACTGCATCAATACCACCACCAATAAGACCTAGGTCGGCTTGCGTATAACCAGCTGCATCTGCAATGGATAATCCTGGTGGTGAATAAAGGTATATACTCCTTTGGTCTTCTAATGTTTTTCTGTCAACGATTCTAAAACGTATAAGTTCCTGACCGTCCTTTTCAACTAAATCAAGAGGGTATCTAAGAATAGGACCTGGATCTCTACTCGATGAAGGTTTTCCCTGTAATTTGTTTTTAACTGCTTCTGATATTTTTTGACCGATAGCCATACTCTCTTCCTATATAAATAACTATACTATTTATAAACTATAAGAGTATTTATATGAGTTACAAAGGCAAATACAAAATAAAAAACCCTGAAAAGTACCTAGGTGACTATACCAAGGTGGTATATCGTTCTTTATGGGAAAGACAAGCATTTAAATGGTGTGAATCTAACTCTAGAATAAGAGCATGGAATTCAGAAGAGGTTGTTATACCATATAAGTGTAAGACCGATAATAGAATCCATCGGTATTTTATTGATCTCTTTATTGAAATGGATAATGGTGATTGTATATTGGTTGAGATTAAACCAAAGAAACAAACAACAGCACCAAAGAAGCCTTCACGTAAGACTAAAAAGTATATCAATGAAGTCACAACCTATATTAAGAATACCTCTAAATGGACTGCAGCTAATGACTTTGCTTCTCATAAAGGTTGGAAGTTTCAAATATGGACTGAAGACACTTTAAAGAATTTAGGCATCAAACTACTTAAGTCTTGATATAAATAGTACTATGGCAAGTTTATTCGATACATTACAAGCAAGCGCATTCAGAGCTGGTGTACAAGCTAGGACCGATCAATCACGTAATTGGTTTAAAAAACAGGTAAAGGAATTAGGTACAGTTAATAGGAATGCACTTCTAAGAGACGATGCATTAGATCCTACAGCTAATCCTAAAGTAGGTGACATGATTATGTATTTCTACGACCCTAAGATGAAAAACGAATTGCCATACTACGATAAATTTCCATTGACCATATTAGTTCAACCTACTAAAGGTGGGTTCCAAGGATTGAATTTGCATTACCTTTCACCTAACGTAAGAGCATTATTCCTAGACAGATTAATGAGTTTAGCACCAAAGAAAGTGACTGATTCAACACGATTAGCACGGTTAAGATATAATACTATCAAGGGTGCAAACAAATATAAAGAGTTTAGACCCTGTTTTAAGCAGTATTTAACGAGTCAGGTCAAATCAAGAATTGTAAGAGTACCAATGACTGATTGGGAAATTGCAGTATTCATGCCAACACAACAGTTCAAGAAAGTTAAAGATGAGAGTGTTTGGAGATATAGTAGAGATGCATATAAGGTATAACAATGGCTAATTCAATCGACGATCTAAAATCAACAATTCAAAACCATGGCGGTTTAGCCATGCAGAATAGATTCAATGTAATCTTTACACCACCAAAACTATCACTAGTAAATTTAAATGCCAGTACATTATTGGCTGGAGTTATTTCAGGTAGTAGTCTATCACTTAAAAACTTTATTAATGACCCTAGGGATATATCATTAATGTGTAAGTCTGCATCACTACCGGGCAGACAAATAAGTACTGCTGAACATTCTGCTCATAAAGAACAGCACAAATACATTACTGGGTTTATTGATGAAGATGTTACATGTGAATTTCATATCACTCAAGACTTTTTTATAAGAAATATGTTTGATGATTGGTTAAAGCAGATCTTTGACACTGAAACATATTCAATAAGTTATAAGTCTGAACATACGTGTGATGTAATTATACAGCAACTAGATAAACAGAATAAACCTATCTATGCTGTTAAATTAAAAAATGCATTCCCTACATCCTTAGGAGGAATGCCGTTAAGCAACGATG